TTCTTTTCATTATTTATAGAAGTTACATCAAAGATAAGTTTCTCTAATTTTAAAAATGATATTCTTTCATTAGGAACATATCGCCAAACATAATCACCATCAAATTCACCTGAAGTTTTAGTTACACCAAATACAGTTTCAGTCAAACCTATCTTAACAATCAATGCTCGTTCGCTATCTAATATAACTTTATCACCTTCTCTGAATTGTGGATTGAATTTAAACTTTATTCCTTTAGAAAAACTAGAAACAAAATCTTTCAACATAAATGCAATAATAGCGGACATAAGAACAGCTACCCACGGGAGAATTAATTCTGTTAAATCAGAACTAAGAGATTCTATTGATTGTATCTCAGACATTTATTCAATTTCTACCCATCCTTTAGTATTATCTGACTGATACAAATCTTCATCCCAATTATAACCTTTATCTATAGCATCATCATCTGGATAAGCTATAGGAGGTTCCCAATAACAAGTATCATCATCTAATGTCCAAGAATTATGGTGTTTTGGTCCATAAAAAGCATCTTTAACTGAATCATATGTATAATCTATACCAGCATAATTCTTTCTTAAAGCTACACCACCATCTGGATTTCCATCCTGACCATAATGAACACCACCTTTAGTATTATAACTAGTTTGAACCCAAGTACCTTCTAGCGTATCAATAAAATCTTGTTCGGCTACTATTACAGTAGTAACTATATTATCTTCTATTTTAGCAAAATGGCTCATTTTTCTACTTTCTTAGTTATATATTAATTTAGATATCTTATAATCACAATACCTGAACCTCCTGCACCGGCATGAGGGGCCCCCGACACCGGATAGTGTAAAGCCCCTCCACCTCCAGATCCACTATTAGTTATAGCATTAGTATGTGGCGAGGCACTGCCGGCAGCGCCGCCTATTCCATTTCTTTTTTCTGTGTTCGGTTGGTGATTACCTGTGGGGCTAGACCCAGGCCCCGGATAACCCCCCCCTCCACCTCCTGCTGCCCAAAAAACGCTAGGTATAGCAGGTAAACCCAACCCAGGACCTGGCCATCCAGCAAAAGGTTGAGCAACTCCTCCATGACCAGCACCTTGCGAAGTGGAAGTACCATAGGCGGTATTCCCCTGCCCGCCTGATCCACCGCCACCACCGGCTTGATAAGGTCCGTTGGAGCCCCGTCCGCCGTCATGACCGTAAGTGGTCCATATACTCGGACTTGGATTATTGGCAGGTTGTGTACCAGGCGAAGTTGACGACAGGGAGGTGCCGGAAACGCCACCAGCGCCGCCACCACTACCGCCCGGGCTGCCGGCGTGATAGGCAGGGCCCCATAGATATGAATATGCTCCACCAGCACCTCCTCCTAAAGCTACATGAGGTCCCAGTTGAGAATTAGAACCTTTCCGTTGAGAGTGTTGTGGATAGAGCGGTGAATTACCACCGGCACTGCCGGCGCCGATTGTCACTGAATAAGATGCTATTGCTAGAGGAAAACTTGCCGAAGAATAAAGAACGCCACCAGCCCCTCCGCCTCCACCCAAGCCGACGCCACCAGCGCCTCCACCTGCAATAACCAAGGCCCCAGCTTCATCAGATCCCTTGCCTAATTCAGTTACTTGAAAGGTGCCTGATGATGTAAATACATGATAATTATATCCATTTAACGCTACTATAGTACCACCTGTGCCTACTGATCCTTTAGCACCACCAGCACTAAGAACACCAAATTTACCGAAGTTTGAAAATAATGTCATTCTATTTCTACCCAACCTTTAGTGTTATCGGATTGATATAAATCTTCATCCCAATCATATTTTGCATTTATAGAATTGTCTGGATCTCCAGGATATATTATAGGTGCTTTCCATCCTACATTGGGCCATTCATTTACTGGTACTTCTATCCATGATGAATGTTTTTGTGTTGGATGAAAAGAACTAATTGGTATAGTCATTCTTAATATCTCTTTTATATAGTTATGGAAGAATCTGTATTAGTTATAGCTGAAGACCAAGATCCCCCTGCCAATCTCCAAAATATAGCACCATTTTGACCATTTGCACCATCTGTTGATGGGTTGACGCCTGCTCCGTAACTTCCTCCATTTAAAGGCCAATACGGATGTGGTTGTCCCGCAGCTTCATAGTTTGTGGCTGATACGGCTGTAGATGATACTAAAGTTACTGTAACACCATTGATTCTAGCTCCATCAGCCGCAAAAAATCCTGAACCACCACCTCCTGACATTCCTCCGCGACCACCATCAGCAGGACCGCCACTTCCACCATAATAACCACCTCCACCTCCTGCTCCTCCAAAACTATATGAGGTCGGGCCGGGTCTGTTGAGGCCTCCATTACCACCAGCTAGTGCTGCTCCATCGGTCGACACAAATCCGTTGGCGCCGCCCCCTCTAGCCCCGACCGGTGTGGGAGAACCGTCACCTCCTGCGGATTGAGTTCCTCCAAAAGCACCCGCAGAACCATAAGAAGAATTATATGATCCTCGTCCTCCAGTAGGATATCCACCTCCTTGCGGATGAACTTCTGTGCTTATATAAGAGCCCCCGCCTCCGCCACCTGCCATTACAAGAGCATTAGCATGACTAACACTACCTATAAAAATACCAGAATGACCACCCCCGCCACCACCGGATATCGTATATGGTGAAGGACCAGCACTACCTCTGCCTCCATTTCCATGAGCGATGGGGCCAATATGACCGGAATGCGGACCGGCTTGACCTCCACCAGCACCTCTTAAAACAACAGGACCAGGTGCTAATTCATATACCGCTGTCATAAATCCACCAGCACCGACCATCGGATTGGATATGCCTGAAGCTCCAGCACCTCCCCACATAGCTACTTCTATTTGAACTGAACCTACACCACCAGCACCAACGATACCATATTTACCGAAATTAGAAAATACTGTCATGAACTTTTTCCTTGTATCATCTTTTGTAGATCCGCTGTTGATCCTACAAATAAAGCATTAGTTACATTTTGAGTATTTTTCTCTTGTGTCAATTCTTTTTTCTTTTTAGCTAGTTCTAATAAATCTTTATTAGTATCTGTTAAAGTTTTCATCAAATTAGTGGCCACTTCAAAAGCCCTAGGTGATTCACTTTGTCTTGCAATATCCATTACTGTATTTAAATCACCCATACCAGAATCGATTAAATCTCTTAAATTTTTTCTAGCATAATCATAATCATCTTCTACTTCATTATTAGTAGAAGGTGCTATTACTTCTTGAACTGGAGGATCTATATTTAATATTTCACTAAATTTATCATTGAAGGTCATGGCTTCTCATCACCACCGGTTACTGGGTTGTATATTAAACCATCTGTATAGAAGAATGTATTAGAAGCAAATCCGTAATCATCATCTACATCAATTAGACTTCTATCTACAGAAGCGGCACTATTTGAAGTAGGTGAACCATTAGCTAATAATCCAGGAACTATGACTACACGACTACTTCTAGGTGTATCGAGAGCAGTATTTGCATGGAAATCAATTTGTGTTCTAGTGATAGTACCAGTATTTGTAACTGGGCCGTATAGATAACCCTTCATAGTAAAGTTTAGATTCCATATAATAGTACGTCTAGTTTGATAATCGCCTTCATACACATCTTCAAAATCCACACTAGTCAATACTGTGGGTATGTCCATACTTATCTTCATAGATGGAATTAAGTTAACAGTTGTATTCCAATCTGGCATAAAATAAGGTAAAATTTGTTCTAGTATCTGTGTACCATCATCTGCATTTCTTACAAATATAGATAATATAAATTGTAGATCATAAGGTACAGGTGTATATTGTGTTCTAAGAGTACTCTTATCAGAAGTTAAAATATAAGAATTCTTTTGAGTAGAATTAAGTTTTCTAACAGGGTCATAATTCATACCGCTCAATTCAAAACCTATTCTAGGTAAAGAGATAGCAACGGCTCTATCTAAGTTAGGGTCGGTATCTAATCTAACTAAGAATTTTTGTTTAGGACCATATGCGATAGGCACTGCTATAGTTTGAATTCTAACACCGGAGTTATTTGTTCTTTGTACTTGAAGGTCTTTAAACATAGAGCCGAAGACGGTAACATATCTTCTAATTAGACCATTTGAAAAATATTCAAACATTAGATTACCACTTCTTACATGACCAATAACGGGCCATAGTACGAGGACCTGGATCATCACAATTATGTCTAGCTCTAAAACTTTTTCTTCTAGCAGGAATATGTTTCTTGATAGTCATATTAGGATCGCCAAAATTTACTTTAACTACATTGCCTTTATTATTTTTTACAAACACTTTAAACTTTTTTACGTCACCTTTCGTAGGTTTACCCAACTTCACTTCTCTGCCTTGATATTCAGCCTCTTCTAAATTATTTTCATCATAACTAATTTCGCCATATTGAATATAGAAATCGTCGCCTTGATATGTTTCTTCATTTCTAGCTCTAATATCTTTAAACTTACTCATTAGAATCTACCTTCTGACCATGGGTCTCGTTCAGAGAAATCTATAATATCATCGGATAATATTTCTGAACGGAATAACGAGTTATTAGCTTGAGCATCCATAGTATTCATCGTATACTCTTGAATAATAGAATCGCCATCTTCACCGAGAATAATACCAGATCCATAACCACCACCAGCTTCTAATGTGAACTGGAATAGAGTACTATCTAGTGATAATGCATCTTCAATACTATCAATTTCTGTTAGGCCAGTATCTAGTTTTTCAGAACTATATTCGAACAATTCACATCTAATATCATATGTTTGCAATCTTCCTGTTTGATAAAAGATGGCTTCATGTTCTACATTTTTAATTTCAAATATCTTAGAAACCATAGGGAAGTAAATTAAATCACCTTCGTTTGGTCTATTAGAAGTAATAGAATATCCATTAGCAGTACCAACTTCTAGTACAATGGATTCAGTTTCATTATTACCTGATAGATATTGTCTTGAAGGTGCGGCTGTATTAGCCTCTTCCGTAAGATAATTATATCCTACTTCAGTTAATAATTTTTCGGTGCGTATTTGATCAAATCTTTTACGAGCCATTGTAAATGTAATTTCATCTCGAATTTGTAACCCGAAACGTGAAAGCAAATCTCCTTCACCTTCAAATCCTTCTACATTCTTAACATACATCTCTACATCCGCAGCATCATTAAATGTAGATAAAGAATCTTCAGTAAACAAATTATCTCTAGATACTACAGTTCTAGGAATATATTTTACATCATGGCCATATACTTTAATAGATTCAATAGTAAGATCTTCTACTAAATCTTGTTCTCTTGCATATGAAAAGTTACTAAAATACTTATTAGTTGCCATAATATTAACCTGTCATATCATGTACGAGCGGGCTAAAGCTAGTAATCATAGCTTCTTCAAGTCTAATAATTTCATCTGTAGCTTCTTGAAGGATACGAGGGCCATCTAATGTAATACCACCTGGCAATTGAATACCAGCAAATTTACTTAAATTCAAGCCCCACTGTCTTTTAAATAATGCTGTAGAATAACGAAGTAACCATCTATCATTCCATACATCACTATAAGTATCGCCATCAATAGTACGATAACAATCAATAATAATGTAATCATCTACAGCTACATCGTTAGCCCAATCCATATCAACATATAATTTATCAGTATGTCTATTAAAACGAATTGGTTTCTTACCGACAAAGATTTCTTCTAATGTTTCTATATGTCTCATAGCATTGATATAGGGAGCAGCCGTGGCCGATGAGAAATCGAATAAATCATTTAAATGAATTTGATATCTTACATTGAAGAGATTAGATGAACTATTAGAATTACCTATATTGAATAATCTAGTGATACCTTGAATATTTTCATTAATAGCAATATATTCATTCGTTTTATCTGAACTAGTGATTTGGTGTTTAAGATAAACGTGTTCGGTACCATCGTAATGATAATCACGAAAATATTGTAGAGATTCGTCAATACGATCTTCCAGTTGTTCATCATCTACATTAATGTCAATAACTGGCGAGCCTAGACTACGAAGGCAATACTGCTTATGTTGTTCTCTAGTAGTAGGTGTTGCCATAGAATCCTCGAAATATAATGTTCTCTGTTATTTATAATCAAGAACTATCTAATAATTATTGCCATTTAGGTCCTCTGAACCACACCACTAAACTTCTTCGTGTACCTTTAGTCACAGGCTTCACTCTATGATAAGTAAATGAAGGAAAAAACATTGCAGAACCTTTTTCTTTAAAATGAGGTAAAGGAAGAGGTTTAACATTGAAGAACCCATCTTCTTTCAAATCTTTTTCTTTATCTTCAGATTCTGTATTATCTCCAACCATTAATTCAAACTCACCTCCTTCATATTCTCTAGGATCTGTTAATTGAATACTACAACTAATTTTACGAATAGTTCCATTAGTAATATTATTTTCACCTTTATCTTGTAAATCATCTCCGACAATAGTATCAGTATGCCAATGATAGTGGTTCTCATCTCCATAATAAATTGTATATTGAACTGGTTCAATAGCTGTAATATTATAGTTCCAACCAGATTGTTGATTTACTTCATTCATTGGTCCTCTTAACATAGAATACAATTCTTCATTATTATTCCATGTTACTTTATTTTTTCTCATCATGTGCTGTGCATCTTCAGGTTTTGTAGCACCAGAAGTTAATGCTTCTTCTTCTTCTACTCTTTCACAAATCTCACGGATACGCATAATTTGTTCTGGCCAAAATAACGATTCGAAATACCAATACCAATTTGGTTCGAATGTAGTCGTAATAATTTGACCTTGATGTCCTACATTATCAGTCATGTTTTTTTCACTTTCATTGATTTTTTACTTGACATAGGGGTTGACAAGTGCTACTATACTTATGTCGACCGTTAATGAATACTAAAATAATGTATTATCTTTTTCTTCTACTTCTTCTTTGATCACATCAAATCTAATACCATTATTATCAGTTTCGTAAGCTAAAGTCTTATATACTTCACTTGTACCAATTGGTTCAATGAATAATTTATCTTTACGATCATAAGCAAAATTAGAGCATGGGCCAGCACGATCTACATAATGAAGAAACAATTGACATTGCCAATCAGTAGTTTCTGGTGTAACTAATTCATCACGCCAATGTGGAACTTCACAACCTCTATAAATCATAGCTGAAAGAGGTGGTACAGATACAGGCATTCTAACAGTTAAATCTTTTGGATTAGCATACCAGATTGGCCAATCAAAATCATTACTTTGTCCTAGATTAATTGTTACACTAATCTCGCAAGAAGGTCTGTCTTGGTGTTGATGGAGCACTTCTCCTGGACCATATACTCTCATATAGGTATAAGTGGGAAGAAGTTTTAA